CAACAAGCGAATAATACTTAACAATTAGTTAACCTCTGAAACTAAAGTCAATATTTCTTTGCCCATTCCCTTGAGTGGTTAAAGGAATCCCCAAACCATCACCTCCCGTGGTGGCATTTTTGTATCTGAGTTCCACTGCGTCGGGTTATCGCCGTCTGCCTGTATTAGCCATGACATGTTCCCTTTGCATCGAGCGTACAGGTCAGAATCAAAAATAATCAATGCCCTAGACAGTCATTATCAGCAACATCCGCTGTAGGCAGGCGAAGTGGTGTGACAGCCGGAGAGACGGCAATATATAACATTCTGAACAGGTTACTTTCTGAGTGGCTTGTACAGAGTTTTATATCAGTTTTATGCAGACCCAGCCTTTAAAAGACGGGGTTATATAAATCAGACCAGTTATTTATTTTGAATGAGGGTAAAACACGATGGAAATTCGTATTAATGAAGATGGTAGTGCCAGGGTAACGACGGCGGGATACATAGCATTTTACGATAAGGAAGGAAGACTTAAGATGGTAATTGGTCGTCTTGTACACACAACGGGAGAACTTGATCCTGTACCTCAAAGACTCACCGATATCTTACCCGTAAAGCTCATCACTGAGTTAGTTTTCAAGCAGAAAGCAGAAAAGGAACAGGCGAGTAAAACCTATGACGCAGGTATGACACTGTCAGTAGATACAGGTAATAAGGCTGGAATTACTGCCGATACCTTTAAGGCCTTCGATGTAGCCGGAAATGTTTACGTGAAAGAGGCGGTCATTGATGCCAAGGCAATCAGAGCAAGCCATGACGATCACGTCCGCCAGATAGTCCGTGAAGAGATACGCCAGTTCGTCAATCGTGAGAGTCGATGCGGCGGGCTGTTCTCAAGGCGGTGATGCCATGTCCCAACCCCGTATCTATGGCAGTAAATGGAATAAGGCACGACTGGCCTTCCTGCAACAACATCCCTTATGTGTCATGTGTCACCAGCAAGGGAGAGTGACCGGTGCAACCGTTGTTGACCACATCATCCCGCATAAGCTGAAAGGGGCACTGGATTCCGGTAACAAGACGGAGATAGCCAAAGCACAGAAGCTATTCTGGGATACCAAGAACTGGCAGCCCTTATGTGACAGTCACCATAACTCCACTAAGCAACGGATGGAGAAGCGCGGTAAGGTGGTCGGTTGCGATATTAACGGCCTGCCATTAGATCCCCATTCACATTGGAATTAATAAGATGACCGAAGATGAACAAACCTTACTGATGTTCAAAGGCTTGATGGCCTCTCTGAACGAGCAGCAACAGAGGCACGTCGATAACTGCCTGAACACGATACGCCAACTGATGGATGACTACCCAGAAGGTGAGGCACTGATTGCATTGGGTTATATCGGGGCAGAACAGCAAATGAAAGGCAACTGGGGACAAGGTGAAACGGTTGACCGATAAAATGATTTCACTGGGAATGATGACGCAGGGGCGGGATAAAAGTTCAGGATGATGACCCCGGCAGACCGGCGCAGTCCCTCAAAAATAACGCTAACCCGATTTTTTTCGTTTAACCGGAGTCCATTATGGCCGAAAAACGGGATCGCTCAGACAGTGTGAGCGCCGAAATTCAAGCCATGAAAAACGCGGCCGCTGACACCATCGAACCGCCTGCCCACGCGGGTCTAGAGAAAAAAGCGGAGCCTTTCTGGCATGACAATATCCGCTCTAAAGCCCTCGATAGCTGGACGCCTTCCGATCTGCTGGTGGCGGTCGAATTAGCCAATAATCAGCTCGAAATCACGCTGTTACGCAAAGAATTACGCAAAAAAGAGCGGGTTCAGGGGGAAGAGCGGGACGAAGATGTCATTAAAACTTTACGCAAGCAGATTGTGGAATTGCAGCGCACCATCCTGGCGCAACGCCGTGATCTGCAAATCCATTCCCACGCCACCAATGGCGAAAGCCGTGACCAGCGCAAACGTAATCAGAACGATGCCGAGGCACGGCGCGTACGCGATGACATGCAGGGGGATGATTTGCTGGCCTCCCCGGTACATTAAGGAGAAAACCTCATGACACGCGGTGAACGTGTTATTGCGTTTATTGAACGCTATTGCATTGTGCCGGAAGGCGAGCTTATCGGTCAGCCCATGCGGTTAGATGCGTTTCAGCAGAAATTCTTACTGGAGACCTACGATAATCCGGTCGGGACAGATAAAGCCTATCTCAGCATTGCCCGTAAGAACGGCAAGACCGGACTGATTGCCGGGATTTTGCTGGCTCATCTGGTGGGTCCCGAAGCTCTCCAGAATACCCAGATTGTCAGCGGGGCGATGAGCCGTGAGCAGGCGGGGATTGTGTTCAATTTGGCGGTGAAGATGGTGAACCTCAACCCTAAGCTGCAAGAGATAGTCCATATTATTCCCAGCGGCAAGAAGCTGATCGGCAAACCCCGTAACGTGGAGTACAAAGCGCTGGCGGCGGAAGGCAAAACCACCCACGGTTTGTCACCGGTACTGGCTATTCTGGATGAAGTCGGCCAGATTGTTGGTCCCCGCAGTGATTTTGTCGATGCCATCATTACCTCTCAGGGGGCGCACAAGTCACCTTTGCTGATTGCCATCAGTACACAAGCGGCGAATGATGCCGATTTACTCAGTCTCTGGCTGGACGATGCGAAGCATTCCCATGACCCGCACATTGTCTCCCATGTGTATGAGGCCGATAAAGAGGCGGATATCCTTGATCCCGCCGCATGGCAAGCGGCCAATCCCGCACTGGGTAACTTTCGCTCGTTAAAGGACATGCAGCGGCTGGCAGAAATGGCCTCCCGCATGCCGAGTCAGGAAAACATGTTCCGCAACCTGAACCTGAATCAGCGGGTGTCCATGAGTTCCCCCTTTATCTCACGTAACGTCTGGGAAGCCGGGGCGAAACCGTTAAAGCCTCTGGTGGGACGCTGTTATGCCGGGCTGGATTTGTCCGAATCCAAAGACCTGACGGCGCTGGTGATTATCGGGCAGTCGGAAGATGGCCAGTGGAATGTGCACCCTTATTTCTGGACACCGAAAAAGACCCTGCTTGACCGGGCGAAAACGGATCGGGTGCCGTATGACGTGTGGGAAAAACAGGGCTTCCTGCGTACCACACCGGGGTCGATGGTGGACTATGACTTCGTGGTGCAAGACATCGCGGAGATTATCGGTGACTTTGCTATTGAGGTGATCACCTTTGACCGCTGGCGTATTGATATCTTTAAGAAAGCCGCCGAACACATCGGCCTGACACTCCCCCTGGTGGAGTTCGGGCAGGGCTATAAAGACATGGCGCCGGCGCTGGATAAAATGGAACAACTTTTGCTGAACGGACAGGTTAACCACGGCAATCATCCGGTGATGAACATGTGTGCCGCCAATGCCATTACGGTCAAGGACGCGGCGTCTAACCGCAAGCTCGCGAAGGACAAATCAACCGGGCGGATGGATGGCATGGTGGCCTTTGCGATGGCGGTCGGCGCCTCGCATGAGATGGAAACCGAACAGGGGGATATTGACGGCTTTTTTGACGACCCGATTATTGTGGGGATCTAGATGAAAACAGAAAAACAACCCGGGCGTGTCAGGTCGGCCCTGCTGAACTGGCTGGGGGTGCCCCTCAGTCTGACGAACGGCACCTTCTGGCAGGAATGGATCGGCACCAGCAGCAGCGGCAAGGTGGTGACGGCAGACAAGGCGATGCAGCTTTCGGCAGTCTGGGCTTGCGTCCGGTTATTGAGTGAATCCATTTCTACGCTGCCCTTAAAGATTTATCGCACCAAAACAGACGGGTCGAGGGAATTAGCCAAAGACCATCCGGTTTATCGCGTCCTTTGCCGACAACCCAATGCCGAAATGACCCCGTCGCGCTTTATGCTGATGATAGTGGCCAGCCTGTGCCTGCGGGGCAATGCGTTTGTCGAGAAGCGCTATATTGGTTCAAAATTGGTCGCCCTGCTGCCTTTATTGCCGCAAAACATGGTGGTCAAACGGCTGGAAAACGGGCAACTGGAATACACCTACACGGAATTGAAGGGAAAAAAGCGGGTCATTCCCCTTAAGCACATGATGCACATTCGCGGCTTCGGTCTGGATGGGGTCAGCGGCTTAATCCCGGTTCAGGTCGGCAGGGATGTGTTTGGGACGGCCATGTCCATTGATGAGGCGACCGGCAAGATCTTTGAAAACGGGTTGCAAAGTACCGGATTCCTGTCTGCCAAGACCGCCCTTGATAAGGATCAGCGGGAGCGGCTGAGGAAGAATTTACAGCAGTTCGCGGGGTCAAAAAATGCCGGGAAACTGATGGTGCTGGAGACGGACTTATCTTATCAGAGTGTGACCATGAATCCCGAAGCCGCCCAGATGCTGGAGAGCCGCACTTTTAGCACGGAGGAGATTTGTCGCTGGTTCCGGGTGCCGCCGTTTATGGTGGGTCACATCACCAAACAAAGTAGCTGGGGTGCCAGTGTGGAAGGGATGAACATGCAGTTCCTGACCAACACCCTGCGCCCGTTACTGATCAATATCGAGCAGGAAATCAGCCGCTGTCTGCTCAATGACGATGAGGATTTCTATGCCGAGTTCTCGGTGGAAGGCCTGCTCCGTGTAGACAGCGCCGGACGCTCGGCTTACTACACCACGGCTTTGCAAAATGGCTGGATGAGCCGCAATGATGTCAGGCGGCTGGAAAACCTGCCCCCGATTGACGGCGGGGATATCCACACCGTGCAGCTCAACCTGACGCCGATTGAGCAACTCGGTAAAGCGGGTAACGGCTCAGAATCAGAAAAAGTCCGGGCGCAGATAGCTGACTGGCTTTTTCCTGAGCGTAGCGAGCCACCGCCCACACCCTCAAATACCAACGCCAAGCCTCACTCTGGAGAGTAATCATTGATGAGTAAAAAACAACTGCCGGTCGCGCCGGAGGGACGCCCCTGTGCGTCGATTTCCTGTGAGCTGAAACCGAAAGCCCTGGATAGCTGGCACAGTGGCATCAAAGCCGCCAGTACGGATAACACCATCGCCATTTTGGATGTGATCGGTGAAGACTTCTGGGGCGAAGGAGTCACGGTCAAACGCATTTCTGCCGCGCTTCGGGCGGTCGGCGGCGGGGATGTGGTGGTCAATATCAACAGTCCCGGCGGGGACATGTTCGAAGGTCTCGCCATCTACAATGTGTTACGCGCCTACGAAGGTAAGGTCACTGTCAAAGTGTTGGGCATCGCCGCCTCAGCCGCCTCCATTATTGCGATGGCGGGCGATGAAATCCAGATGGGGCGCGGGGCCTTCCTGATGATCCATAACTGCTGGGCGCTGGGTATCGGTAACCGCCATGATTTTGCCAAACTCGCCCGTGACCTTGAGCCGTTTGATAACGCGATGGGCGATATCTACCGCGCCCGCAGTGGTCTGGACGAAAATACTATTGTTCAGATGATGGACAACGAAACCTATATCGGGGCCAGTGAGGCCATCGACAGGGGACTGGCTGACAGTCTGATGTCGGCGGAGGTCATTGAGTCCGGCGATGAAAGCCATCAGGCCGCCTTGCGCAAAATCGATGCTTTATTAGCCAAGACGAATACGCCCCGCGCCGAGCGGCGTAAACTGATTCAATCTTTAACCGGGAGTCCGCCGGGCGCGACCCCTGAAATTAATCCTGAAACCTTAGCCGCACTGCAACAGGCCGTGAATGCCTTTGCCCCGGCACACCTATAACTGGAGTAACCCATGTCCGATACCAACGAATTACTGAAAGGCCTGTCCGCCAAAATCGAAGAGGCGAACGGCAAATTTAATGCCAAAGCGGAAGAAGCGCTGAATGAAGCCAAAAAAGTGGGCGGATTAAGCGCGGAAACCAAGGCCGCAGTCGATAAAATGGCGACCGAACTGAACGCCCTGCGCGAATCTGAAAAAACCCTGAAAGCGTCTCTCGGTGAACTGGAGCAACATGTGGCGCAAATGCCGCTGCAAAATGCCGTTCAGGCGGCGAAGACCATCGGTCAGCAACTCATTTCTGCCGAGGTGCTGAAAGATATCAACGCCAGTATTCCGGCCAGCAAACGCATTTCCGTTCCGGTACAGGCCGCGCTGACGTCTTCCGGTGTCGCTGAGGGCGTCGTTGAACCGCAACGTTTGCCGGGTGTGGATGTCGCCCCCAAGCAGCGCCTGTTTATCCGTGATCTGATTGCGCCGGGCAAGACCACGTCATCCGCTATCTTCTGGGTGCAGCAAACCGGATTTACCAACAAGGCGGCAGTGGTGCCGGAAAATACCGCCAAGCCGTACAGTGATATCCAGTTCGCGACCAAAATCACGGCCGTGACCACCGTGGCGCATATGTTCAAGGCGTCAAAGCAAATTCTGGACGACTTCGCCCAGTTGCAGTCCCTGGTGGATGCGGAAATGCGCTACGGCCTGAAATTTGTCGAAGAGCAGGAAATTTTGTTCGGTGACGGCTCCGGTGCACACCTGCACGGCATCATTCCGCAGGCGTCGAAGTTTAAGGCGGAATTCAAGGTCGATAAGCAAAACGGCATTGATGATCTGCGTCTGGCGATGTTGCAGGCTCAACTGGCTCGCTTCCCGGCGTCGGCGCATGTTCTGCACTTTATTGACTGGGCGAGTATTGAACTCACTAAGGATTCATTAGGCCGTTACATTCTGGGGAACCCTGCCGGGTTGATCGGTCCTACGCTGTGGGGGTTGCCCGTTGTGGCGACAGAAGCGGCGGCGTTCAGGGGCAAGTTCCTGACCGGGGCATTCAATGCCGGGGCGCAAATCTTTGACCGCGAAGAAACCAATGTGGTGATTTCGACCGAGAACACCGACGACTTCGAGAAAAACATGATCTCCCTTCGTTGTGAGGAGCGTCTCGCCCTGGCGGTCAAACGTCCCGAAGCCTTCGCGTACGGTGATTTTACCGTGCCCAAATCCGGCGAATAATCCCCTGTCAACCAAGGCGGCCTTAACCGGTCGCTTTTTTATTGGAGCACCGCATGAAACTGACCGTACTGAGAGCGATTTATTTTGAGGGGCAGGTGATCACAGAAGGTCATGTCATTGATACTGTTGAACAACACGGGCGCGAATTAATTCAAAAAGGCTATGCCGCCGAGATAGCCGAGACGCACACTCTGGCGGAGCCAACGGAGCCGGAAGATAAGGGTGAAAATAAGGGGGAATAATGCTTTCTCTTGAACTCGTCAAAGCACAATGCAAGGTCGAATACCCTGACGATGATGACCTGCTCAATACCTATATTGGAGCGTCGGTGAAATATGTCGAGAACTACACCCGACGCTCACTGTATCCCGATAAAGAAGCGAAAGGGTATGCCGATGACCCCGATCACTTATTGTTAACCGCCGATGTGCAGGCCGCCATGTTGTTGCTGATTGCCCAATGGTATGAAAATCGGAGTGCCGCGTCGGTGGGGCAATCCGTGTCTTCCCTGCCATTTTCAGTCGCGGCGTTACTGCAACCTTACCGCATTTACGGTTTGTAAGGAGGGCAAATGCACATTGGAAAAATGAGACACCGCATCACACTACAGAACTTTACCCCGGTCAAATTACCTTCCGGTCAGCGAATGGAGGAATGGCAGGATACCGCCACGGTCTGGGCGGAAGTGAAACACATCAGCGGACGGGAATTACTGGCCTCCGGGGCGGCACTGTCCGAAGCGACCGTACGTATCTGGCTGCGCTACCGGGCGGATGTCACCAGTGCGTCACGTCTGGTATTCAAGGGGCAGGTGTACGATATTCAGGCCGTCATTCCTGATGGGAAATGTACCCAACTTGAACTGCTGTGCAAGCAGGGGGTGAGATCATGATAGTAACCGATCTGGACTTCTCCGGGTTACAGGAGATTGCGCGGGATTTGGAAATACTGAGCAAGGCCGAAAATAACAAGGTATTGCGGCAGGCCACTTATGCCGCCGCCTCGGTATTGCGGGATGAGGCCAGAGTGAAAGCGCCGAAACGCACGGGCAAACTGACCCGGAACATTGTGGCGTCCAACCGCAAGAGCCGCAACGGTGACGTGTTGGCGGGGGTGTATGTCCGGGGATCGAATGCCAAAGGCACGAACAGCGACCCCAAAATGAAGAAGAACGACCCGCGTAACGCGTACTACTGGCGCTTTCTGGAGTACGGCACGTCAAAGCTGGCTCCGAGGCCGTTTGCCCGCCCGGCCTTTGATGCCAAATCCGACGAAGCGGCAAAGTTTGCCCTGAAACGGCTGAATCAGGCCATTGATGAGGTGCTGTCGAAATGACCGAGGCGGATATTTTCCCCTTACTGGCCCCGGTGCTGCCCGATCAGGTCTTTCCCTATGTCGCGCCGCAATCAGCCCCGTCCGTCTCCCCGCCGTGGTGTGTCTTCTCACTCTACAGCATCGATCAGGATGTGCTGAACGGGCAGGCCGGGCAACTGAACAATCTGCAAATTGATGTCTACGCTCTGACCATTGATGCGGCACGGGAGATACGGGATAAGGCCAGAATAGCCCTTATGCCGCTTAAACCGACCCAACTGAGCGAAACTAACAGCTACGAGTCTGACACGGGGCTGTACCGCGCCACACTGGAATGCCAAATCTGGCAGTAACAACCCCTTTTTCCCCTGACCGTCTGCGGACGGTTTTTTTATTTCTGGAGAATCTCCCATGAGCAGTAAGTACGAAAAAGCCCAGGGCACGAAAGTCAGCATTTCGGCCACGGCGGCAAAAGAAGCGAACCCGGTCACCGCCGTCTGGCAGGATATTGACTGCACCACGAAAGAAGTCAGCTACACCGGCGGCCAAAAAAGTGACATTGAGGTCACCACCCTGTGCTCCACCGAGCAGGAGATGACCAACGGTCTCGCGGCACCGGGCGAAATTACCCTGTCCGGTAACTGGTCAGCCGACGAAGCCGGGCAGAACACCCTGCGCAATGCCTACGACACCGATGAACTCCATGCGTTTAAGGTGCAGTTCCCGACCGGGAATGGTTACGCCTTTTTAGCCGAAGTGCGGCAGAACTCGTGGAGCGTGTCCGCCAGTGGTCTGGTCACCGCGTCGTTTACCCTGCGATTGAAAGGCAAGCCCGTCCCCCTCAAGCCAGCGACTACGTTAACTAAAGACACGTCACAAGGATAAATCACATGGCAAAGGCAAAGAAAGATTTACGGGCGTTAGCACTGGCACCCGGCGCCGGATTTCGCAGTAAAACCGTCACGGTACCGGAATGGGGCGATGTTGCTGTGATCCTGCGCGAACCCTCTGCGGGGGCGTGGGCACTCTGGCAGGAAATCTTGTCACCGCAAGAAAGTGAGGAAGAGAAAGCCCTCTCAGTGGCTGAGAAGACCCGCCGCAATGTCCGTGGGGATGTGGTGCTGTTTATCGATGTACTGAGGGATGAAGACGGTGAACAGGTATTTTCTCCTGACGATGACGACACCGTGGCGGGGATTTACGGTCCCGTGCATGCCCGGTTACTGCATCAGGCGCTGGATTTAATGACGTCACAGGCCGACGCGGAAAAAAAGTCAAAGAGCCCCTGACTTTCTTCATGATGACACTGGCGTTGCGGCTCGGCAAAACCCTGCATGAGCTGCAACGGGATATGAGTGCCAGTGAATTGTTGTGCTGGATGGCCTACGACCGGCGCAGTCCCCTCAGTGATCGCCGTGGTGACATTCAGGCCGCCCAGATAGCCTCGGCGGTTTATCAGTCGCAGGGCGGCAAGGTCAAACTGGAAGACACCCTGCTGCAATGGGGTGCCGATCCCCCACAGGATGATCAGGCGTTCTCGGGTCTGGAAGGTTTCCTGTCTAACTTATCGTGAGTCATTGCTATGGCAAAACTGCGTGAACTGATTATTAAAATCTCGGCAAATTCGGCCTCGTTTCAGTCGGAAATTGCCCGCGCCTCCCGGATGGGGGCGGATTATTACCGGACGATGGAAAAGGGCGGACGTCAGGCGGCATCTGCCAGCCGTAACAGCCAGCAAGCGATGCGGGAACTGAACGGACAACTGGCCTCCGTGCGGGACACGGCAAAAGGCATGGCGGGGGCGTTTGCCGGGATGTTTGCGACCGGACGTCTCATCAGTATGGCAGACAGTTACAACTCCCTGAATGCCCGTATCAAGCTGGCCACAACCTCAATAGAGGATTTCAAAAACGCCCAGCAAGGGTTGCTGCGGATTAGTCAGTATACCGGATCGACCTTTGAGTCCAATGCCAGCTTGTTCACCCGCGTCTCCAGCTCCTTGCGGGAATACGGCTATTCGACAAAAGATATCCTGTCCCTGACCGATTCTTTGGCTACTGGCCTGCAAGTGTCCGGGGCGTCCGCCGAAGAAACCGCCTCCCTTATCACCCAGTTATCACAGGCGTTAGGGCGCGGCGTACTTCGGGGGCAGGACTTTAACTCGGTCGCCCAATCGGGGCAGAGGATCATGAAAGCCCTGTCTGATGGGCTGGGAGTCGCCCAGAAAGACCTGAAACAACTGGCGGATGCCGGGGAACTGACCACGCCGAAGATTGTTCCGGCATTAGTCAGTCAGTTGGAAACCCTGCATAAAGAATTTGATTCGATGCCGAACAGTGTCAGCGCCGCCTCAACCCGGGTGATGAATGCCTTTCAGCAGTGGGTCGGGGAAGCCAACCAGACAACATCGGCGACGGCAACCTTGTCCGGCGTACTGGATGGGGTGGCAAAAAACATAGATACCGTTGCGGCGGCGGGCGCGATACTGGTGGCTGTCGGTGCCGCCCGTTTCTTTGGCGGGATGATGTCCGGGGCAAAGACAGCCACGGGGCGGATCCTGGAAACTCGCCTCGCTGAGGTGGCACTCGCGGAGACGCAGGTCAGGGGGACACAGATTTCCACCGCACGGGCACGGGCAGCGGTCTACCGGGCGCAACAGGCACTGGTAGCCGCAAAAGGCACCGACAAACAAACGCAGGCAGAAGAACGCCTGTCCCGAGCACAGGCAACCCTGAAACGCAATACGGATGCCCGGACAGCGGCACAGAATCGGCTGAACGGCGTGACCTCAGTCGGCTCCCGATTGATGGGCGGCGCGTTGGGGCTGATTGGCGGCATGCCCGGCTTGGCAATACTGGCGGGTTCGGCGCTCTATTTTATGCATCAAAAGCAGGAGCAGGCCAAACAATCAGCATTGGAACTCAGGAACAGCACGGAACTGCTGACCGAATCCTTAAAGGAAATGAGTTCGCTGGAAGTCAATAAACGGGTCTTTGATACGCAGGACCAAATCACGGCTCAGAACGAAGCCATAGAGAAACAAGAAAAGTTAGTGGAAGCGCGAAAAGCGGATATGGTGCGCATCCGGATAGTGGCTGAAAAAGGCGTCAAAACCCTGTATTCGGCAGATCCGGTGACGCAACTGACCGAGGCGACCCGAGTGTATAACAATGAAGTGAACAATCTGGCGCTCATGCAGGAGGGGTTAAGCAATAAGCAAAAAGAATTAAACCTGTTGCAGTTCAGGCAAACGGGTCTGTTGCGTGATAATTATGTGGAAATGCTCAATACCAGTGATATTCTGCCGATACTCACACTGGCCGGCTCGGACTTCAACCGGATATTGTCCGTCGGCAATCGTCTGTTGCAAGAGCGAACGACGTTAACACCGGTTCCGTTTGCACTTCCCCAGACTCCCCTGAGCGACGAGCAACAGGACTTTCTGAAGAAGTCGGCGCGTGATCTTGAACTTTCTGCGTTGCAGGGGGCCGCGAAGGTTAAAAGACAGGCGGAGTTTGCCGCAGAGGATCAAAAGCTAAATACCCCGCAATATCAGAACCATTATCAAAAATACATCAATGATTCGGTCGCCATATATCAAAACGGGGAAAAAGCCAGAGAGGCGCAGGCGGCGGCCGCAAAAGCGACCAGTGAAGCGGCAAAGGTCGCGCGTGAAGCCGCCAGCGCACAGGAAAATTACCGCAATAAAGTGGCTGACCTGAACCGGGAAATTCAGGTCGAGCAGGTGCGTATGAAAGACGGTGAAACGGCGGCGGCGCTCTTCGCCTCTTCACTGGATGTCAGCGCCAAATACACCGGGAAGCAACGTGAGGAACTGATCCAGCTCAGTAAAGCCAGCATTCTTGCCAAACAACGCACCCAAGATTTACAGGATGCCATTGAATCCGACCCCTATCGTAAAGCCGCTGCCGCCCGCAAGGAAGCCGAAGAACAACTCCAGCGACAGATTGCCGCCAAGGATATCCAGAGCGCCGAAGAAGTGGCACGCCGCAAGCAGGAAATTAACCTTAATTACCTGAATGCCGTCGCAGAAGCTAGCCAGCGCTATGCCGTATCTCCCAGTGCCGAATTAGTCGGCAATGTTGATCCGCTACAGGATATCCAAAATCAACTGGAAAGGCGGAAAGCGTTGATTCAAACCTACGCCACCGAAGGCCTCATCACTGAACAGCGAAAAAATGAGTTAATTATTGCTGCGGATAATGAAACTAATGAGCGTCGTTATGAAGCCGCGATGCAACTGTATGCCAGTCAGGGACGAATACAGAAAATGACGGTAGATTTGTTTTCTACCACAAAAGAACGCATGACCAACATGTTAACAGGCATGTTGACCGGCACCCAGTCATTCAAAGAGGGCATGATCGGCCTATTTTCCTCCCTCACACAAAGCATTATCCAGAACCTGATGGATATGACAGCGGAAGCTATTCTGACCAGCAATACATTGAAATCCATCATGGGCGTGGCGGGCGGGTTTTTCGGTGGCGCGGGTGGCGGAGGGACAACGCTCGCGAACGGTCAGGCTGTGCCCATGTTGCCCCAGAACATTTCAGTCAATGCCAAAGGTGGTGTCTATGATTCACCGAGTCTCAGCGCCTACAGCGGGCAGGTAGTCAGCACACCCACCTTCTTTGCCTTTGCTAAGGGCGCAGGGTTGATGGGGGAAGCGGGGCCGGAGGCCATTATGCCGCTTGCCAGAACCGGTAATGGCAATCTGGGCGTTAGGCTGGTTGGGGGTAATCTGCCATCATCAAATGGTGCACCCAATATTCAGGTCTATATCACAGATTCCGGTGGCACAAGTCAGGCAGCAAATGGTGCAGATGCGGCATTCGGTGAGAATTTAGCGCGGGCATTCGTACGGGTCTATCAATCAGAACGGGATAAAGATTTGCGTCAAGGCGGTGTGCTCAACCGCGTAATTAAAGGAGGGCGATAATGAAATTAGAAGAGTTTACTTATATTCCCCGAGTCAATCCGACTGGCGATATTACTCAGCGGGTGCGCACTGTTCAGTTTGGGGATGGGTACAGTCAGCGGAGTGGTGACGGCATCAACAGTAATCATCAAAGCTGGCCGTTAACTTTCGTTGGCAACCAGCAATATATTGGCGAAATCCGCCAGTTCTTGCTTCGCCATCAGGGGTGGCGCTCCTTCAAGTGGAGTAATCCCTTATCTGAATTAGGGTTATATGTCTGTCAGGGACACCGGGTAACAGCCTTGGGCATGAACGGCATGCATGAACAGATGTATCAACTCACAGCCACGTTTGAAACTACCTATCAACCCTAGGATATCTCATGACAATTAATGCCGATCTCCAGCGTCTTGCGCCGGGGGATAAGATTCTATTGTTTGTTGTTGATGGCTCGGCCTTTGGTGGGCCAGAACTGTATTTTCATAATCAACCTATCCCGTACACAGAAAATGAGCTGGAAAACCCCGATCAGTTACCCATAAAGTCTATCTGGTGGCAAGGAGTGGAGTATAAGCCGTGGCCTGTGAGAATTGAAGGTTTGGAGGTCAGTAGTGATGGCAGTGCAGCCTCACCGACGCTCAGTGTGGCCAATCTCGACGGGACTATTAGCGCCATGTGTTTAGCTTATCAGAATATGGCTCAGGCGCGTGTCACTATTCGTATGACCTTTGCGCATTATCTGGATGCCCGTAATTTCCCCGAAGGTAATCCAGAAGCTAACCCGACGCAGGAGAAAATAGACGTCTACTATATTGACAGTAAGACGCATGAGGACAATACGGCCATCAAGTTTGCCTTGTCTTCTCCCGCTGATTTGCAGGGGATTCAAATTCCGACCCGTCAGATTCATAGTCTGTGTACGTGGTGTATGCGCGGGTTATATCGAAAATCCCCCTGCAACTACACGGGTGATCGTTATTTTGACGAAGACGGCAACCCGACAGATGATCCATCAAAAGATGCCTGCTCTGGATTATTGTCAACAGGATGTGAGCCACGCTTTGGGAAAGGGAATCAACTTCCCCACGGTGGCTTCCCCGGTTCAGCGTTGTTAAGGCGGTGATATGGAAACGCTGCGTAAACATATTATCGATACCATCATGGATCACGCACAATCTGAATACCCGAATGAATGCTGTGGTCTGGTGATTCAAAATGGCCGCAAACAGCAATATATCCGTTGCCGCAATACCGCACCTTTACCGACAGAACAATTCAGCATCCACCCAGAAGATTATGCCGAGGCTGAGGATGCCGGAACGATTGTTGCTATTGCCCACAGTCACCCCGACGCGACAACACAACCCAGTCAATTAGATATCGCACAATGTGACCTGTCACAAGTGCCGTGGGTGATCGTCTCATGGCCGGAGGGCGACATTCGTACCATTATGCCGACTGAGGGAATAAAGCCCTTGCTCGGTCGTCCATTTGTACATGGCATTTGGGACTGTTATGCCATCGTGCGTGATTGGTATCGGCTGGAACGTAATATTGATATCCCCGATTTTGAGCGCTCAGATGGCTGGTGGGATCGCGGCGAAAATCTGTATATGAAGAACTATGCTGATGCTGGGTTTACTGAATGCAGCGGTGGATTACAGGTGGGTGATGTCATTATTATGCAGGTACAGGCTAATGAACCTAACCACGCTGGCGTTTATATCGGTGAGGAATTGATGTTACACCATATGTACGGGCAGCTCAGTAATTGCGTGCCTTACAACGGATACTGGCAGGAACGAACGGTAATGGTGTTGAGATATAAAAAAATTCATGACTAGTTAGTCTCTTGAGGGTAACCTTAATATTTATTAATTATAAGGAGTGATTGGTATGAAAAAAATAGCCCTAGTGGCAGCTGCTTTTTTTATGGTAGGTTGCGCAACGACTCCAATTTCTAATGAAGCGGCCAAATCAGTGCCAAAAAAACAAATAATACAGCATGACTTATTAGTCAAAAAAGAAGGCACAGGGAAGGTCATAATAAAAAGAGATTCAGGTTTTGTAGGAAGTATTTGTTTATCTCGCATTTATGTTGATGGAAAAGAAATTGCCCACCTCGACCCAGCACAGAAAATAGAAATATACCCCAAGATAGGGAGGCATATTTTCAGTACGCAACCAAAAGGAATATGCTCTGGTGCTGGCGGCATGAAAGAACTAGATGGACAAGTTACTGAAGATAATGTGTTGATATATCGGATTGGGTATGGTGCAAACGGTGATTATGGTATCTATCCAACAGCCTTTTAAATAAATGCAATGCAACCCTCTTCGGAGGGTTTTTTATTGGAGCAAATTCATGAACACACTACGAACAATACGGCTTTCTGGCGTACTGATACCCCAATTCGGGCGGGAGTATAAGCTGGCAGTCTCATCTCCCATAGAGGCTATCAGGGCGCTGTCTGTCCTTATTGACGGCTTTGAAAAGTTCCTGTTAACCGCGAAAGAGCGCGGGCTGACTTTTGCCGTATTCATCGGAAAACGCAATATCAGCCGTGACGAGTTGGAATTATCCGGTGAAGGCGATATTCGGATTGTACCGGTGATCATTGGCAGCAAAAAGGCGGGTATCTTCCAGACTATTCTCGGTGCAGTGATGGTAGTAGCCGGGGTGTTTTTGTGGGCAACCCCGTATGGCGTTCCACTTGTGATGTCCGGTGCTTCTATGATGCTGGGGGGCGTGGTGCAGATGCTGTCACCGATGCCGGGCGGATTGGCGCGACGGGAAGATCCCGACAATAAACCTTCGTATGCGTTTGGTGGGCCAGTCAACTCCATCGCGCAAGGAAATCCGGTTCCGATTGGATACGGTAGACGCAGAATAGGCGGTGCCATTATCTCGGCGGGTATCTATGCCGAAGATCAGCAATAAACGTCAACAGTCTTAACCGGTCGCTACGGCGGCCTTTTTTTATGGGTGAAATATGGCTAATCAGTTAATTCGGGGCAGTAAAGGCGGCGGTGAAAGTCCACGGACTCCGGTCGAGTCGCCCGATTCCTTGCAATCGACCTCTTACGCTAAAATCTTATTGGCCTTGGGCGAAGGAGAGTTTGCGGGCGGTCTGGACGGCACGAATATCTTTGTGGATGGTACGCCAATTATTGGCCCCGATGGTCAGGCAAACTTTACAGGTATGAAGTGGGAATTTCGCCCCGGCACCCCCCATCAGGATTACATCAAGGGAATGCCCGCTGTAGAAAATGATATTACGGTTAGCGCGGAGTTAACGGAGTCATGGGTGAGGTCGGTCACTAATACTCAACTGTCCGCTGTTCGCATCCGGCTTTTATGGGGACCGTTACAGGAACAGAAAGAAGACAATGGGGATACGGTCGGCTATGTCATTGACTACGCGATAGATGTGGCGACCGATGGCGGGGCTTATCAGGAGGTTTTGAAGACGGCAGTCGATGGTAAGACGACAACCAAATACCCAAGGTCACACCGTATTGATTTACCGAAAGCGATGACGGGTTGGATGGTTCGCGTTCGTCGTCTGACGCCAAAACAAACCAGTAACCGGATTGCGGATGTGATGGTGGTAGAGGCGATCACTGAGGTCATTGATGCCAAGCTGAGTTACCCCGAAACCGCCTTACTCTTTGTTCAGTTTGACGCGAAACAGTTCCCCAGAATCCCCCAGATATCCTGTGAACCGAAGATGCGCATTATCCGCGTTCCGGCCAACTATGACCCTGAAAGCCGCCATTATTCCGGTGTCTGGGACAGGTCATTTAAATGGGCATGGACAGACAATCCCGCGTGGGTACTGTATGACCTGATGATTAATGACCGGTTCAGCATCGGCGCGCGGGTGAAAGCGGAGAATCTCGCGCTGGCAAAATGGGATTTGTACCGTATCGCCCAATATTGTGATCAGCTTGTGCCGGATGGTAAGGGCGGTCAAGAGCCAAGATTCACCTGTAATGTCTATATCCAGTCGCAAGAGGATGCATGGACGGTTTTACGGGATATCGCTGGTATCTTTCGGGGTATGACCTTCTGGGCAAACAATAACATGAATGCGCTGGCCGATATGCCGCGAGATATGGATTACATCTATACCCGCGCCAATGTCCGTGACGGTAAGTTTACCTATGCCAGTGCCAGCGAGAAGACTCATTACAGTACCGCGATGGTGAGCTGGTCAGATCCCCAAAACGGCTATCAGGATGCGGTCGAGCCTGTTTTCGAAAACCGACTGATACGCCGATTTGGGGTTAAACAGGCCGATATCACCGCGATTGGCTGTACCCGCCAGAGTGAGGCTATCCGGCGCGGGAAATGGGTGTTACATACCAATGAATATGACCGCATGGTGTCGTTTACGGTGGGATTGGATGGAAAGCTTCCCTTACCCGGTTACATTATCGGTGTGGCGGATTAAATGTTTTCCGGTCGCGTACTGGGTGGGCGTATCAGTGCGGTGGATGGGCGTAATATCACTCTCGACAGGGTATCGTCTGCAAAAGTGGGTGAACGGTTAATTCTGAACCTGCCGTCTGGCAAAGCGGAAGGGCGAATTATCCAAGCCGTCAATGGACAGGTGGTTACTGTCACCACGGAATACTCAGAAACCCCCGCCACTGAAAATGTCTGGGCCATTGATGCGACGGATTTGGCTGTCCAGCAATTCAGGGTGACCGGCATTAAAGAAGGTGAAGACGGGGTGTCCTTTGAAATCACCGCCGTTGAGCATAACCCCGATAAATATGACCATATCGACACTGGCACCCGAATAGACGAGCGTCCGATTTCGGTTATTCCGCCCGGCGTTCAACTGCCCCCGAAAAATATCGGTATCAGCAGTTATTCCGTGGTGAATCAGGGGATAGCGGTCACGACATTGAGAGTCACCTGGAATGCAGCCGAGAGTGCGATCGCGTATGAAGCTGAATGGCGGCGTGATAATGGCAACTGGATATCTGCGCCCCGAACCTCTACACAGGGCTTTGAAATTCCCAATATCTACGCTGGCCGCTATCAGGCACGGGTGAGGGCCATTAATGCCGCTGAGATATCCAGTCTCTGGGCGAACGCACCGGAAACTCACCTGAAAGGGAAAGAGGGCAGCCCTCCGGCACCGTTGGCATTCCGAACTGTTCCGATCATCTTTGGTATCCAGCTAGATTGGGGATTTGCACCCCAGACGGACGACACGTTAAAAACTGAAATCCAGTACAGCAAGACCCACGATGGTGAGGGCTTAATGTTACTGGCCGATATCCCTTATCCTCAGCGAACGCATACGATGCAGGGACTGGCGGCCGGAGTCGCCTTCTATTTCCGTGCGCGGCTGGTGGATAAATCCGGTAATCAATCCCCGTGGACGGAGTTTGTGCGTGGGGAGTCTTCTTCGGATACGAACTGGATCATTGATGCGGCAGGTAAGGAATTTCTTTCCAACAAAGCAGGCCAGCGGTTGCAGTCTCAAATGGACTTTAACTCCGAAGCCATCATGGAGAACGCCGCTCTCACCGGTGCTGTTGTTCAGCGTCAGTTGAAGGAAAACGGCAACATCAAGGCCGAAATATTGGAGGTTAAGACCACGCAGGTTACGGACCGAGAAGCCTTTGCTGAGGATATGAAGAAGGTACAGGCCGAAGTGGGGGAGAATGCGGCGGCGGTGCAGACGAAGGCGACGGCGGTCTTTGATATTAAGGGAGATGGGTATGCTCTCTATGACGTGGGTGTCGGATTAAAGTACAAAGACCAGTTCCATAAAGCCGGGATGGTGATGGGATCTGAGGTGAAGAACGGACAGGTCACTACCTCCATCGGATTTAGTGCCGAGAATTTCGGTTGGTTTAATCCGGCCAGCGGCAAAATGGAGCCGTTTATGATGGCGAAAAATGGACAGTTGCTTGTCAGGGAGGGTTTTTTTGATAAATCCACCATCCAAAAACTGTTAATTGGTGCCGAAATCAAATCAGTTAATTATATCCCGGGTAAATCGGGTTTTTATTGGAATATGCAAACGGGACAAATGGAAAATATCGGCTCAGACAGTCAGGGAAAAATGAAACAAACTAACATCACGCTCAGTGTTGCGGACGAAAAAGGCAGGCTGAGGGTGCAATTAGGAAAAATCACGGGGGTATTTTAATGTGGGGATTTCAGACATGGGATGAGAATGGGCAGCCTAATAACTCGGGGGTTATTCCCTTTTTAATGGCCGGTATTATTGACATGCCAGCCAACACCTTGTCA